GTCTGGATGGCGAGCACAAAGGCGCTCACGAACAGGGCTACACGCCTCGGGTGCGAAACAACTGCATATGGCCTCGCTTGCTGGACCATGAAAGACGGAGGTCCCGGATATGACAAAAGTGCCAGTAGCACGAAATGTCATGGTTAAGACAGTGGCAGTCCTAGATACCAAAAGGTACCCAGGACCGGATGCTGTAACAAGAGCGCCAGCAAGGTCGAGCCTTCTGGTACTAAGGAGTGTATTTGTAGGTTGAGGGAAATATAACGTAACACTGTAGGAAATGAAAACATCTCCCACAGCGTTAGTCCCAGCGCCACCATATGTAGCAATGCCCAACTGGCCCAAATCGATAAGTTTGTGATCAGATGTTGAACTGTCATCACAAAATCTCTTAACCTTATCGGTGGGTACTCTAAGCATCGCTTCAGCCCAAGGGGCTGTCTCTTTAAGCACGCTGTAATTCGCCAACTCAACTCTATCAGCAGGCTCTGAATCTTCCGAGTCCTTATCAAAGTAAATAGCCACTCTTCCCACTTCAGTGGTGGAACACAGGGGGACATAATGTAACACAACACTGTTGAATGTGTATTGATCAAAGTTGGATGCTATCGCAGGCAACCATGAGAACAATGTACCATTCAACGGGTTGAGTTGTAACAAATTGCCGACAATTCCCCCGTTAACCTGAAAACCTGTGGAATTATTCACTTGCGACAGATACTCACGGTGGGTGACTGTCACAGACCCAGACGTCCTGCCAGTAAACTTAGGCTTACTACCGACAAGTTGTCTGGAGACTGCAACCGGTGCCATTATGGCGCCACCTGTCCCACCTACATGATTAATCATCTGCTGTTTCTTACCTCCTCTTCTCCGCACTGCTTTGTACGCTCTTTTAGTCAGATCGACGGCCCCTTCAACGATGGCCATCCCATTATTCTTAACAAATCCCTGTAAGGCTGTAGCCCCAGCGGCTGCACCTAATGCCAGTAATTGCTTTGTACTCACCGGGATCATTCCCGTGTTGTTGTTTCTTCTTACCATTGCCATGTGTCTATCCTGCGTGTGTGTATTCTTGGTCAAGCTACGGCGGAGTCAAGGATGCTGGGCTCATGAGCGTCAACACCCTCCTCTCCAAATAGATCCATCTCCCATCTATCCAAACGATCCTCCAAAGCCAGTTGCTCATCCCCCGTCAAACCAAAGGCAGCCCAAAAGCTGGCCCTTGATTCAGGAGTCACAACATAGCTTCCACCCGATCCACGCCACTTGTGAACATTCGTGACCGTATCAATACGTTGGTGCTTGCGGGGAGTATCATAAAGCGTAAACCTGGAGTAAAATTTCTCCACAACAGGAATTCCAGCACTAAGTGCCAGTCCCCCATGGTGTTGAGCATTGCTCCAAGCCCTCCTCGTCGCCAAGTCACGTATATTATTGACACAGTGCACATCTTTGCTCATAGCAGTGCGAACATTACGGACCATCTTCCAACCGCCTTGAAACTGTACTGGGTGTGCCTGGCAAAATTCAACCTCTTCCAATTGAAACACAGGGGCCTCCACCTTCATAGTGTATCCCAAATTTAGGAAATACTCAGGTAGTGTCCTCTGCACCTGCTTAAGATTCCTACGCTCCAGAATTAGAACGCAGTCATCCCCACAGTTTGCCAGACTAAACTCATTTATCCCCAAATGGCGCATGTACCCGTGTACCATTGCACACATCAATAGATAATTCCCTAATGAAGTGTTTATATCCCCACTCATACGACAGCCCTCCTTCCGATAGGTAATAGTCCCATCAGGGACATAACCTTTACCTTTGTTATGGAGCTGCCATTCCAACAACTTGCCCAAGAGCTTGTTGCCAGGGTACATGGCCCTGTAGAAACTATGCTCATATTGCAACGCTTCCACGGAACAGTGTTGATCAAACCTAGACGCATCGAGACCAATGGCAACAGGTTTATCAAACCTGTCCCACTTCTCTCGAAAGATGGCGCCCACCTCATCAGCGG